CACGGACCATGTTCGCCATTCTCAACCGGCAGAACATCCCCCGCTCCGCGTGGGGCCTCACAGGAACGCCGACGCCTACCGCTCCGACCGACTGCTTCGGGCAGATCCGGCTCCTCACGCCGGAGAGATACACGAAAGGTTTCCGCACCATCCAGAACGAACTGATGACGCAGGTCAGTCAATTCAAGTGGGTGCCGAAGCACGGGTCCGCCGAGCGCGTATACGAACTGATGCAGCCGTCTATTCGATTCGCTCTTGAGGACTGTCTCGACCTGCCGCCGACGATTTACCAGGAGCGGGAATGTGAACTCACACCGCAACAGATGAAGCATTACAAGGAAATGGAACGACAGTGTTTCACGGAGATCCAAGGCACGAGCATAAGTGCCGTCAACGCCGGGGTTCTTCTCGGTAAGCTCTGTCAAGCGAGCCTCGGCATCATGTACGACGGAGCGGGCGGAGTCGTGGATATGGACTTCAGCCCCCGGCTGAAAGTCTTAAAGGAGGTGATCGAGGAGTGCGACGAGAAGGTGATCGTCTTCGTGCCGTACACCGGAGCGTTGCTCCGTTTCTACGACGAATTAAAGAATCACTGGTCAGTCGAGATCGTAGACGGATCCGTCCCTGCGGGACGGAGGAACAGGATCTTCAAGGACTTTCAGGAATTGCCCAATCCGCGAGTGATCCTCGCCCATCCCGGCACGATGGCCCACGGACTGACCCTCACAGCGGCGACTACGATCGTCTGGGCCGCGCCTGTGACCTCCACGGAGACGTTCCTGCAAGCGAATGCAAGAATATCGAGACCGGGACAGACCAAGACGGCGCACATCGTCATGCTTCATGGGTCGAGCGTGGAGAGACGGCTCTACCAGACGCTGAAGGACAGGCGTAAACTCCAAGAACTTGTTCTTGAGTTGGCGAAAGAAGGGGGGCGGAGATGAAAACAGCAAAGAGCGATGTCAAGACCCTTTGGGGGATGTGCGACGACCTTAAATCGGCTGTTGACGAACTCGGAGAGCGGTTGTTGGACGAAATCCAAAACGGGATTGATCTGCAAACCGAAATTGATCGGCTCGAAGAGATCATTAGAAACACCGAAGATTCTTGACACCGAGACACGGATGTAGTACCGTGGACATACGCTGAACGACGAAGGGGGGATAGACCCGCCATGAACGTAAAGAAGATCATCGAGAAGTTTTTGCGCGATAACGGATTCGACGGGCTGTGTTCCGCCGAAAATGAGTGCGGCTGCGAGATTGACGACCTCGCTCCTTGCGACCGGGCCTTTCCCGACGATTGCGAACCGGGCTACAAGGTGCTCTGTACTGAAGAGTGCTCGCACGAAGGGGATCACGATGTAAGCAAGGGGGACTGGCATATTCAGACTGACAATCCAGGAGGAGGTGTTGACCTGTGAACGTAGACGACCTGACCGCCAAGTACATCGAACTGCGGGACCGGAAGGCAAAGATCAAGAAAGAGGCGGAAGATGCTGAAGCGGCCTTGAGCGTCCTCCAAGATGCGATCGGGGACAAGATCCGCGAGATCATGCACGCAAACGGTGTGACGAGCGTCAAGACGGCGCATGGGACGGCTTACATCGCCTACAGGGAATCGGCAACGGTCGCGGACTGGGACGTGCTTCTCGGGTTCATCAAGAAATCAGAGGCTTGGGACTTGCTCGAAAGGAGGGTAAGTAAGTCCGCCGTCAAGGACCGCATGGAGGAGGACCGGAACGGGGTGTACACACACGAGCCGCCGCCGGGGGTGAACTTTGTCAGGATCGAGGGAGTGAACGTCAGACGTAAATAACTAAGGGGGGCACGAACATGAAATTCGAGGTGGAGCTGATCGAAGGTGGGCGTTGTATTATCCCGATGGAGGGGCAGACGGGGCTGATCGTGCCGGATGCCGACCTCGGCGCGTCGTTGCGGTCGATCGTGAAACCGGTCAAGCCGACGGCGAAGGCGGCGCGGAAACCTCGCGGGCCGAACAAGAAGAAACCGGCGGTGAACGCTGACGCTCTTGCAGGACTCAACACCTAACCGATCCAAGGGGGGCACTACATGAGCACCGATCTGGTACAGATTCCGAAAGACATTCCGAGTTTCGCACTCGCCATCAACGAAGCGAAGACGCTGAACGCTGACGCGCTACAGGGCATCTCCACCGGCTTCCCGCCGTCGATCCGGATCAAGCGCAACGGGTTCCGTATCGTGGACGGCAACGGGGACGAGACGAACCTCAAGCCGAACGATCTGGCCGGGGGGGAGTATCTGGACATCGTAATCCTCGCCGCCAAACCGGGGCTGAACAAGGTCTACTACGAGGCGGCATACGACCCGAACCAGGTGGAGCCTTCCGCCCCGGACTGCTTCTCTCTGGACGGCGTGGCCCCCGACAAGTCCGTCAACAAGCCCGTCAACCCGACCTGCGGCACTTGCCCGATGAACGCTTTTGGCTCCGGTCGCAACGCGGCGGGGCAGCCCACCAAGGGCAAGGCGTGCGCGGACAGCAAAATCCTCGCCGTGTTCCGCAAGGGATCGGTGTATTCGTTCAAGATCCCGCCTGCGAGCTTGAAGAACTTCGGCCTGTATGTCAAGAACCTGACCAACCGGGGCGTTCCGCTCGGGAACGTCATTACCTACGTTGGCTTTGACGAAGATGCCGACTACTCCGTGTTGCAGTTCCGGGTCGGTGCCTTCATCCCCGAGTCCGCGAAGGAAGCCCTGCTTGCCGTCAGCAAGTCGCAGGAGGTCGCGGACATCGTGAAGCCGCTGGAGTACAGGGCGTTGCCGCCGCCCAAGACGGACGCGGTAGTGGACGCCAAGGCAGCGGCAGTACCGCAGGCGACGGCGGTTCAGACCCTCGCCGCACCTGAGAAGGCAGCGGAACCGGTGCCAAGCCGCAGAGGAAGACCGAAAGCGAACGCCACACCCGAGCAGGCGGCTCCTCCTGCCACGCCCTCCGCTGCTGTCATGTCGGACGACGAGATCACGAAGGCACTCGGGCTGTAAACCGGAAACGGGCGGTGCGTCGTGGTGGGGACACGATAATTGACTCTGGTAAGCCCCGCAGGGCCAGTGAACCAGAGCACGTAACCGAAGGGGTGAGCGGGTTCGAATCCCGCCACCGCCCGTACTTCATATAGGAGCCTCACGCCATGTGCAATGAGCCGTCCGACATCCATAAGTTAGAGTCCGTCCGCGTGAAACGAGGGCTGACGATCGTCGCGTTTACGAATCTGTTGCCGATCCAGCGGAGCACATATTACGGATGGAAAACTGAGAGGAGACGACCCGATCCTTACAGGATGAAGGCCTGTCTGAAAATTGCCGGGAAGATGAAGTAAGCCCGCATGTTCGGGCAAATGCTTCCTCACGAAGGGTGGATTTGTGTCGCTAAAAAGCGGGACAAAGGATTTCAGCATATCTGGTTCGAGTTTCCCGAGGAGGCGGAAACGTATGCGTTGCAGGAGGACAAGAAGGGCCACGAGATTTACCTCGCGCAGGCGTCGTTCAAGACGAAGGAGAATCGCCGTCAGGAGAACGTACTTGCTGTCCGTTCTTTCTGGCTGGACATCGACTGCGGCGTTGGGAAGCCTTACGCTACTCAAGGCGATGGAGCGTTTGCACTCAAATCTTTTTGCGCTAATGCGAATCTTCCACTACCTGCCGTGGTCAACTCCGGCAACGGCCTCTACGCCCATTGGATCTTAGACGAAGATATCGACCCGGTTTCCTGGAAGGAGACAGCATGCTTACTCAAGCAGGTGTGTATCGCTTGCGATTTCTCGTCCGACGGATCACGGACCGCCGACTCCGCTTCCGTCTTACGTCCTGTTGGGACGAGAAACAAAAAGCAGGTGGAGGCAAAGCCGGTTCATCTGGTGGCAGCGGCGAAGGAAGTCCCGTTCGATTCCTTCCGGGCTTTATTGGAAGCAGCAGCTACCAAATTCCAAGTGGCAATTCTTCCTGCGCCGGCGTCCCCGTCTTTGAACCAGGAATTTCTACCCGTCTACGACGGTCCTCCAAGCAACGCGGAGCGCATCGCTGAGAAGTGCCCGCAGGTCGCTTATCTCGTACAGAACCAAGCAAAGACCGAAGAGCCTCTTTGGTACGCCCTTGTAGGCCTTGTCCGTCATTGTGAGAACGGCCCTGAATGGGTCCATAAGTGGTCGAAAGACCACCCGGAGTACGATGAGGGGGCTACTGATCGCAAGATCGCGCAACTGGAACGGCGGTCCATAGGTCCGACGACTTGCGCCAAATTCAAGGGCCTGAATCCCGACGGATGCCGTGAATGTACCTACGAGGTTTCATCCCCGATCCAGTTGGGGAAAGAGTATGTGGCGATCGAGCCAACTCTGCCGGTCGAGGAGAAACCAGAACTCCCTGTCGGGTTCGAAATTACGGAGCATGGCCTTATCTTCAAGATCCCCGACGAACCTGTCCAGTTCTACGACAACGAACTCTACATCACGGCTCTTGCGTGGGACGAATCTCTCGGCTACGAGACGGCGACGGTGAAGCACTTCCTGCCCCACGAAGGGTGGAAAGAGTTCAAGTTCAGATCGTCCCTGACGAACGACCCGAAGGGATGCTTGACCGCTCTTGCTGATAATCACGTCAAATTAGTTGGGGCAGACCGAAAAAAAGCGATGCTCGTCTACATTGAGAGCTACCTTGCGAAGATCCAGCGGGCGAGAAAGATGTCCCAACTCGTCTGCCAGATGGGGTGGAAAGATGACGGGCGATTCGTCCTCGGGCGCAACGTCATTCTCCCGAACGGCGAAGCCGAGCCGGTTGCTCTGGCGAAGTCCGTGCCGCAGTCGATCGAGGCATTCCACACGCAGGGGGGTCTCAAGCCGTGGGTGGACGCCACGGCCCTTTTCGCCCAGTCCGACGACATGTTCCCTCTCGCTTTCGCCTTCTGCGCGGGGGCGTTCGGCGCGCCCCTGATGAAGTTCACCGGCTACCCCGGTGCGCTGGTGGCGATGCTCGGTGCCTCGGGCGTGGGTAAGACCCTTGTAGGCACGTGGATCGCTTCTACCTATGGTGAGCCAAACCGTCTTATTATGCTCAAAGACGATACGAAAAACGCCCTGATCGGTCGTCTTGGGGCGTACGGGAACCTGCCCCTGTACATCGACGAGGTCACGAACATCGACCCGGAAGAACTGTCCGAACTGACTTACCGGATCACACAGGGCAGGGACAAGGCGCGGCTGAACCGGAACGCGACGGAACGGACTATTAATAATCAATGGCAGACTCTCGCGGTGGTGTCGAGCAATTCGTCCATCGTGGACAAGCTCTCTGGTATGAAACAAGACGCTTCGCCCGAGTTGAACCGAGTCCTTGAGTTCTCCGTGCCGCAGACGGCGCAGCTTAACCGCGACATCGCCACAGGGATCTATCGGGCCATCACCGAGAATTACGGCCACGCGGGGATAGAGTACATCAAGTACCTTGTCGCCCATCAAGCCGAGCACCAGGAGAAGATCGACAAGATCGTCGCTTTGCTCGACGCACAGACGGGGGCCAAGAACGAGGAGCGGTACTGGTCTGCCATCGCCGGAGTGACGCTGTACGGCGCGGCCTGCGCTCAGAAACTCGGGTTGATCCGGTTCGACGTGAAGCGGTTGTTCACTTGGGTCGTGGAGACGATCAAGGAGATGCGGGGCACGAAGAAGGAAGTGGTCAACACAGCCCTTGACAGCCTCGGTCAGATGATCGACGACTTCGCGGATCACCGGCTCATCATCGGCAAGACCGACACAAGCCTTGTCCGTCCTCGCGGGGCGTTGTTCATCCGCATCGAGGTCGACACTGACTTCCTGTTCATCAGCCGTGGGAAAGTGCAGGAGTGGTGTACGAGGAATCATGCTTCCTACACGGCGATGAAGAACCACTTAAGTCGCATACGGGTGCTGGTGAACGCGAACGCACGGAAAGTCTTAGGCTCCCGAACGGAGTTCGCGGGGTCGCAGCAGCCCGTGTGGGTCCTCGACCTGAAACACCCGGAGATGGGGAAGTACCAAGTGGCATTGACCGACGAAGTGAAGGTGCGGGAGAAGATCGCTCCGCACGAAGAAGACGCCCGCCGAGCGGACTTGGAATTGATGCCGAAGGCGCGGGTTTACAAGGGGAAACCGGGGTTTCAGAAGAAGGAGGTGGGGTAAAGGAAAATCCCGTCCGACTTGTCCTTCTTCAGTAAGTCTTTGCTAAGACCGTGGTCTTTCACAAGATGGTCGAATATGGTCGATTCCTCATGCTTCGTAATCTCGTCACAAACGACACACCGCCACGTAAGTTCTCCGGTAATGTGAGAAACGGGGTAGGCGCACATCTCAATTATTGCGACGCCCATGTCCCAACCTTGTATGTGATGTACCACTTGTTTGCGGCTGCTGCGACGAGACAGATAATATCGCCCGTGGATGACCCTGAAGCGTTCGTAACGCCGACACCGCCTGCGCCGACAGACCCTACAAGGATAGCGTTATCTGTGGCCTGAACGTCGACAATGATGTCGTGCGCGGACCCACTATCCTGAATACACGTGTGCATTCCCGCGACCGCCGTCGGCAACGTAACCGTGATGTTGGCGTTCACCAAGTTGAATGTACCGTAAGACTGCGACGCGTTCGGGGACGCCACGTTGTCCAAGATTCTAACAGACGTTGCGTTCGTAACCCCCTGCGCGGGGCCGATAGGAGATCCTGCAATGGCGTGAGCGACAACAGGAACGAGAATAGCAAGCAGGAGTATAAGTATCTTTTTCATTAGAAGAACACCGTGACCAGAACAGAGGACGCGCCAGAGGCCGTGTCGATGAACCGGAGATTCTTTACCGCCTTTGTGCCCTTGACCAGATAAGACTCTCCAGCGGCAAGCAAGTGGCCGACCCCGGCGGCGGGGGCGACACCATCGATCCTGAATCTGACCTGATACGTCTCGACCGTCACGAGGGCTTCTTTCGCCTCCATCCCCTCAAACGGAGGGATGAGTTTGTATTTGGTCGTTGAGGTCGGAGTCGTGCCCCACGCAGCGACTGTCGCGACCTTTGTTGACCCTACATACGCCGTAATGACCCTTGCCTGCCCACTCCCCGCCGCCGCACCGTACGGCTCGACCGTCCATCTCGTGTAGGCCCCATCGGTTGCAGAGGCGGTCGACGCGAGCGTAATCGTCGTCGCCGCTGTGTCTTGGGCAGTCCCGAAGATTTTCACCGGGTTAATCAGGGCTGCCGTGATTCCGGTCGAAGAAGTTGGTGCCAGTACCTCGAAGAATCCAGGGTCCCTGTCAAGAATCAGAACTCCCATTGCGTCCTCCCTATCGGCGCTGCAAGCGCCAAGTTAATGAGTAAGCACATGAATCCTCTCCACCTTCCACGACCGTGAGTCGGCACTCTCGGAAATATCGGATGATGCGGTAGTTCTCTTGAAAGCAACGCGGATGCCGCCGGTGCCGATCCTCCAACGCTTATGAGGCCCCACGACGCGAATCGCACGTTAACCACGGACTGCGTAGTCCCCGCCGCGTCATAGACGCCACGCGAAGCGAAGGCGAGTGTATCTACAGCCACAGGAAGTACGCGGCGACTGCGACAGATAACGCCCCTGCCGCCCCGATCCCGATGTCAATTGCCCTATCTTTCCACGAGCGAGATATATACCCCGCCACTTGCGCGTAGTCGTCGATTGACAACCGCGCCATTTCCCTGCCGCGAAGCGTCTCCCGCGCTGTCTCCAGAAGATACCGGTCGAGCCAGTACCCCGCCGGATTGCCGTCCTTCGCTTCGAACACTCGCCCCGCCGCCAGTTCGGTGTAGACCGCCGTCATTGCGTCGTCGACAACGCTTTCAGGGATACCACGTTTCAGGAGCCACGCCTTCTGGCCTTCCGGCGTGCGCTTCGCCGCCGTGTTTGCCGGTGGGGTCGCTTCGGAGTACGGCACAATCAATGTTGCGTAGTCTACGCCCATGTCGGCGTGCTCCTCGTGGTTGTGGTTGAGTCGTCCGTCACCGATCCGGTCGCGGCTGAAGTGGTCCCATCGTCTTTATAAAGCGTGTAACCACCAGTCGCGTCAACAACGGCCATTTTGTTGTTTAACATCCAGCGCATACGGCGAATCCACAGTAGCAGGGAGTTCGCCGCGAGGGAGTCCCCGTCCGCGATTGTAGTCGTCGTCTTTACGACGTTTGTAACATCGGTCGGGAGATTCGCCGCATCGAGTTCCGCAAGGCGTCCTTCCGTGCAGACCGACGCGAGAGCCGCGCTATCCGTGCCGCGCATGGCGGCACCATCAAGCCCCGCAACGTCTACTGCGATAACATCGGCGACGTAGGCCATTTTCCCGGCTGTAATGGCGTCGAGTTCGGATAGCCTGCCTTCCGTGCATACCGAGGCGAGGGCGGCGGAATCGGTGCCCCGCATAGCGGCTCCGGCAAGTCCCGCCACGTCCGCCTTTATGGTGTCCAGCGTGGCCGTCTGTGCGGCTCCGTTCACCTTCGTTACGTTCGCAGCCATCTCCGACCCGACGATTGCGATACCGGAAGCCGCACCCGCTACCGCGTCCGGGATGCTGTTTACGGTGCCGGTAGGAGCCGCCTTATTGAAGAACTTCGTGAACGCCGCAGCGATCTGTCCGGCGGTTTCCGTGAGGGCGGTGCCCATCATCCCGAACACGGACGCCTTAATGAATCCATCCGCTCCAAGCGCGGCGGGGATACGACCGTCAAGGGTTGTGCCTGTATCTACAAGGATCGCCGCCGTGTCCACTTTCATGGCTATGATGTCCGCCGCTATGTCCGTTCCTGCCGCGTTCGTAATTACGGCTGCGTAGATTTCCGCAACTTCGGTGGATACCAGCGGGAAGGAATCCCCGGACTGTGCGGTGGAGGTCGCCGCCGTGCCGACAGATGCCAGCACGGTTACAGCCGCCCCGCAGGTAACGGTCTGGGTCTTTACAGTCTCAACGTCTACCTTAAGGAAAACCGTTCCGGCCCCGAACATGGCGTCGTATGCGTTTGCCGCGATTACCTGAAAGTTTGCCTCGCACGGAAGGGTTGTCGCCGCGTCCCCGTAAATAACCTTAAGAGTTCCGGGGGTATTTGTGTCGGTCGTACTTAACTTGACGAGGTAATAACCGAAGGCGTCATATGCCGGTTCTGTGGCTTCGTTGCGGTCTGCGAACGCCGCGCCATTCTTGGAGAGACGCACGCCGGTTGTGGCGCTGTCCATCGCAGCGGCCATGCCGACTTCGTAGGCAACCCCGTCGGTCTTATCTACGAACGGGCCGATTTTTATGTCCGCCGCCGTGTCTTCCTTTAGGAAGAACATAAGTTATCTCCCCATCGTGTGCATATAGTGGTGCATGAATACAGGTATCACCGCCCCGCCCCCCGCCGCCGTGCCTTTGATCTCTACCCCGGCGATGGTCCAGTCAAGGCCGTTCGGGTCCGCCTGCCCGATGGTCTTGTTCCCTGCGGCTCCAACATCGTCGTAATATCCGCCGAAGACGCCGTAGTTTGCTCCGTCTCCGGGATAGCCCGTCATGGCGTTGAACGTGCCGATAGTCGTGTTTGCGACCTGCGTCCCGCTTGTAGCACTCCAGTCGGACACGATCATCACAATGGCGGAGTTGGCCGATACGCTGGCGAGAGTAACGGCGGGATCGCCGGTGGTACCCGCCGCCGTATTCTTAACGCCTACCCCGTCGCTGCCACGGAAATGGTAGGCGCAACCTCCGAAGTAATCTTGGGCTGAACTCAGCGTAACGCTGACAGTGAGGCTTTCATTTCCAGCAGCAACATAAGTCCATACGGCTATCTGTGCGTTTCCTACGTTAAGATACTGAGCAACGGGGGTTGCCGAACCATTCTCGGTAAGGCCTAAAGTTGCGTTCCCTTCCGTTGCCGCGATGATGGCTATGACATCTCCGGTCTGGATAGCCACGGCAGTCATAAGGGCCTTGGATTGTGATAAGGCACCAATCCAATCTGACTCGTATTTATTAAGGAGCGTGGGCTTCGTCGCCATCTACTCCTCCCACGGGCGGGGCGTGTGGCCCCATACGGATTTAAGAATCATCTACTCCCCCTGATTCATGGCCGCCGAGGGCGGAAATTAAGGGCCAGTTACTACTGTACCATGTCGGTAACGACGGGTCTACTTTCCGAATACCGCCGGGAGGTATGATTTCAGCAGGATCACGATGATGCCCCCGAGTGCGCCGATCACCAATGCCATAAGACGGTCCAGTTTGTTGAATAACTTGTCTCCCATCGCACCACGCTCCTTTATTTCGGAGATTAGGTCTTGCCGCAACTCGTTCGATGTCCGCTCATGCCATTCCTTGTAGCCGCAGCCTTCCTTGGCGAGGTTCTTTAGGTCCTGTCGCAATTCTTTGATCTCGGGCCATACATTGTCACCGTTCGCCAAGGTTGCCTCCTAAAATCTGAAGTCGGCCAGAACAGCACCGCCGAAATCGGCCCCTCTTACATTATTTCTTGTGGCCATTCCTCGTATTTCTACCGTAACCGGCCCCACACGGAGGGGCCTCGCATAGATTTCCCCTACGACCAGCCCTCCGGTCCCCATGCCCGCCCTGACGCCGAACTCCTTCTGGATGGCGAAGAAGGGAGGCGTCGCCGCCCTGTACTCGATCGATCCCGTTCCTACCCCGTCCTGATACCG